AAACAAGGCATTTTACTAGGGTCGGATAGTGTCCCGACAATAGAATTCATGAACTTTATACGTTTGCCCTTGCCAACAATACCCGATAATTGTTGCGTGAATTGTTCTTTAGTCATGGTTGTAACGGTTGAAACGGTTGACGATACCATGCCTAGACTGATCTTAGCCATTATACTACCCCTATATCATTATCCTATCGAAACTAGCATAGTAAGACGTTTACTATACTATGCCCACATTAGCATTGAAGCCAGCTATCATATTTCAATAGCGTATGGGTTGAAAGATACTCAGTCATTTATGAAACTATTGATTGCTTGCCTATATCCGTCAGTATCGATTGTAAGTATATCATAGTCAAGATTATGATCAACATGCAGTATGGTAGCTTTATTTGATATACTGCGCTTTCCAGCAAACCATAGTTTACAAACCGCATAAGAACACCACTCAGTTTCGCACTTTGAACCGTCAAGATACCGCACAACGCAATCGCAACCCCTATTGTTCGCATATTCACGTATTCTAACAAATACTATCGGACTCTTACTATAATGGTATCGCATGATTGAAGCAAGGTTCTTACTCGTCATGGCGTTGAAACCGTCCCGACTCATGATACTCACCATAATCCATTCCCCTATCTGTTCCAATTGTTGCCGGTCAAGATGTTTGACCGGCTTGACACAAATAACCTACTATAGGTTTCGGTTTCACGCAAGCGATCTTGTCAACAATTCTAAAAAATATTTTTTGGCACTACGCGTAAGACTGGTTTTCTAGTGTTTTTACGTTATTAGATTATAATAAATACCATTATAGTCTCAAAACCTGGCTGGCGGTTATGCTGTTCGTGCCGATTGAATGAATAACCGGATATTGACAAGCTGACCATACAATAGGTCGATGATACTAGGTTAAGCGTATAAATAAGTATAACGGTTAGTTGGTTAGGATAGACTGGTTATGATGTTAAGATAAGTGATAGGGTAGGATAACCGGACTCTTTTATAATAGTATAGCGTGATCATTTTTTTTGTATCGGGTTGATCAAAAAAATTTTTCGCGCCGACTGGTTTCCCGATTCAAGCTTACTGGTTTCCTTTACCTATTATGTTAGCTTATTGTTTTTATTATGTTAGCTTATTGTTTTCTTGTTACCTATTATAATACTACCATAGTTTACCTACCTCAAAAGTAGAATATTATAATTATAATTAATAGGTAGGAAGTAGAATATTAAATAGGTAACTAATAGGTAGGAAGGAGGAAAACAATAACGAAAACCGCGGATGGGGGGTTCTCACCTCTCCCTCTCTGACCTATTTTTCATTCATCAAATAATAACAATTAATATTATCTATCACCATCTCTTTTGCACTATCTATCTTGGTCTGCTATACTTTCTATTAATCACAGCCTCATCGAGTTCTACCAATGGCAAAGAAACCAAAAGACGTTGCCATCTCTCCTGGACAGTCTGTCTATTCTCTGGTATCACGACCTATCTCAACGATTCGTGATTCCGAGATAGTGGATGCTCTCAAGGATTGCAAAGGTCTTATCTATTTGACAGCAATTAAGCTTGGTTGTTCTCATCCTGATCTCGACCAACGTATCAAGGCTAACGACAACCTCATGTTGATTTGCAAGGGTGAGCGTGGTGGTATTGTTGACAAGGCCGAGGCCAAGTTAGTTGAGGCGATGGAAGGTGGGGCCAAGTGGGCCATTGAGATGATTCTTAAGACGCTTGGTAAGGAGCGTGGGTATGTTGAGCGTCAAGAGGTTCACAACCTCACCAAAGTTCAATTGCACATAGTCGAGGAGATAGTGGATCATGGAAGCTTCGACACCACCGCAACCATCGTTGACAACAAAAACAATCAAGCTCCACAAGGTCCAAAGTGAATTCAGACACTCTCCATCTCTTTATCGTGGGTTCGTTGGCGGTCGTGGTAGCGGCAAGTCATATGTTGGCGCATATGATCTTCTATGTCGTGCGATGTCAGAACGAGGCCGAGGTCGTCTCTACATGGTGGTGGCCCCTACTTACATCATTCTGCAAGATGCTTCAATGAGGACCGTGGTTCAGATCGCAGAAGACCTTGGTGTCATCAAAGAAAAGTGGAAACAACCGCCTCGCCTGATCTTGACAAACGGTTCTGAAATCATCTTCCGCTCTGGTGACGATCCAGAAAAGTTGCGTGGCCCCAACCTCTCTGGAGTGTGGCTCGATGAGGCATCTCTAGTGGGCGAAGAAACCTACAACGTCTGCATCGCCTGTCTTCGAGAAGCCGGTCAAGCAGGATGGCTGTCTGCCACCTTTACGCCCAAAGGCACCTCCCATTGGACCTACGAAGTATTTGCCCGTAACAGGCCCAATACTGCCCTATTCCGCTCATCAACCAAAGAGAACCCATTCCTCCCTGGAGAGTTCATCCATGCTCTCCAGACGCAATATTCCGACAAGCAAGCAGCACAAGAGATCTCAGGCGAATTCGTTGACCAAGAAGGTTGCGAATGGCCCGCGGCGCACTTCACCGGGCACATCTGGTTCGATGAATGGCCCGACAACCGCCAAATCGCACTCAAGTCGATTGGCCTTGACCCATCCAAGGGGAACGACTCCAAGCACGGTGACTTCTGCGCCATCGTCAAATTGGCACGCACCATCGAAGGCATCATCTACGTCGAAGCCGATCTTCAACGCATCGACTCCGAATCTATCGTTTCAAACATTTGCAACGAACAACAACAATTCAACGCTGATGTGGTCGTAGTAGAAACAAATCAATTTCAACATTTACTTGCCACACAGATCATTTCAACGTCAAGAAAAAAAGGCATTTCAATGCCTGTTATGTCTGTTTACAATAAAGTTTCAAAGGATGTTCGCATTCGTCGTCTTGGTCCGAACCTTTCTAACAAGATCTTCAGGTTCAAGGCCAATCACGAAGGTACTCGACTCCTGGTGAATCAATTGCGTGAATTCCCTATGGCAAAGTACGATGATGGACCGGATGCCTTGGAAATGGCCCTGCGTGGTATGATTTCAATCCACAATGGACGTGTTCAGACTCAAGGCAAAGGTGCGACACCAACAAGAGGAATCCGATCATGAATCCGTTATCAGCACAATGGTGGCGTTCCCTTCTCCCTGGACAGCCTGCCAAGCCACCGGAAGAACCAAAGCGCAAGAAGCGTTCTCTCCGTGAAGCCGCCTACAACATGGACTTCAACTTGGGTGGGTATACGGACCTTCTCAGCAGGTTCACAGACGGTGGTGTTTACGCATATCCAATCGTTAACGTCAAGGATCGTCTGTACGGCTCGAACTACCCCTTCTGGTACTCAGAGCAGCAGTTGAACCTGATCAGGGCGCAGGCACGCCTTCTTGTAACAACCAGCCCCAATGCCCAAGGTCTGCTCAATGGACTGACAAGCTACGTCATCGGCACCGGGTTCGGTTACAGGGTCATGCCGAGGGATGGATATGTAATTGAGGACAGTCTCATCCTCAAGGTTCAGAATGTCCTTCGTAAATTCTTCGATGACAACGAATGGGATCTACTCGAACAAGAGATCTTCTTCCGGTCCAGAGAAGATGGCGAGTGCTTCCTACGCTATTTCCCGCAGCCATCTGGACGGTTGTTGATTCGCACCATCGAGCCTGAACAGATCTACCAACCACCAGGAAGCAACTTTGCCGAGTGGTCTTATGGCATAAAAACAGAATTAGAAGACGTTTTCAGCGTCGAAGCCTACAATGTGGATTACGATGCGCCACTAGGCACGGATTCTGATTCCAACCGGGAAAGCCGAACCGGAGAGATTGTTCCAGCAGCCGACATCGTTCACATCAAGTGCAACGTCAAGAAGTCAATTAAACGTGGTTTGTCTGACTTCTCCTACGAAACACTCGACACATTCATCACTGCTGGAAAGCTTCGCAAGAACATGGGCGAAGGTGCCTCAGTCCAATCGGCAATTGCTGCTATTCGACAGCACGATACCGCCACTCAAGAACAAGTCGAGGATTTTGTCACTGACAATATCGACTATTCAGCCTACACTGGGATTCCACTGCGTGAGACAGGATTCCAACGAATCGAGCCTGGTTCATTTCTGGATATTCCGAAAGGGATGAATTACGTTCAACCACCGGGTTCTGAGAACTATGAATCTCACCTGGCAATCTTCCAGTCGCTAATGCGTTCGGCAGGAAACCGCCACAATGCCCCCGAATGGCTTTCTTCGAGCGATGTGTCCAATGCCAACTATGCATCGAGTTTGACGGCTGAAAGCCCATTTCTGAAGAACTGTATGCGGTTGCAGGCGATTTACAAGCGCCACTTCGGCAAGATTGTCCGTGAAGCTATCCTGACCGCTGCCGAGGCAGGGATGCTTCCTATGGGCATTGTGGATGCCATCGATGTCATTGTGACACCACCAAACGTGGAAGCCCGTGACAGAATCGCTGAATCCACGGCAAACCGCACCTATTACGAAATGAAGATCAAGAGCAGCCAAACCATTACCCAAGAGCTTGGCCTTGATTCGGAACAAGAGCGGCGCAACATGGAGCTTGAGAAAGACCAAGAAGACAAGCTCAACGCATCCGATGTTATGGGCGGTGATATGGCTCAGATCTCTGATCAGGCTCTCAATGGACTTCAAATTGAGAACCTAGTGGGCATTGTTACCCGCGTCGCTGCTGGACAGTTGACCGTGGAAGTGGGCCGTGCGGTGGCTCAAGCCGCCTTCCCATTGATGAATGTGGCACAGATTGCTGACATCTTCCCTGATAGCCTTTACCGCAGCGCAAAGGCCGCACCAGCAATGACTGGCGAACCCAAGGCTGTCACAGACCTGCCATCTGTTGGACAGTCCAAGGCGGAACCAACGCTCCCAGAAGAGCCACCAGAACCAGAAGATCCAGAAGGCGTTGCAGAATCGATTACGGAAGGCGAAGGTAAATACTCGCACATAAGCTTCAAACCGCCATCAGGAGCGGTTAAAGCCGCCAAGAAGGGCTTAGAATTGCGAAGAGAACATGGTCGTGGTGGAACGTCTGTGGGAATTGCCAGGGCGAGAGATATCGCAGGCGGCAAAGAAATGAGTCCTTCCACAGTCAAAAGAATGTTTTCATTCTTCTCCAGGCATGAGGTCGATAAGAAGGGCGAAGGCTGGGGCGAAGACTCGAACGGCTACATCGCATGGCTCTTGTGGGGTGGCGATGCAGGCTTCTCATGGTCTAGGAAGGTCAGGAACCAAATGATTGCGGCAGACAAAAAGAAATGATTGATGCCCCGCTATTTATTGCCAACACGGAAACCACCTTGAGATCCATCGCGTTTGCGACCAAGGTGGTCAGAACCATCGATAGGAAGCACAAGGAAGCACTCCTATCCTTGGACCGCAACAAGTTCGGATCGAACTTTGAATACGAAACCATGTCGGTTTTCGCTGCCATCATGCGCTTGGTCAGCCATGACGCTCCAGCATTGATCAAAAAACACTACAACGAAATTACAGAGATCATTTCGGACAAAATTGAACACACGGTGATGGAAGCAAGGTCGAAGATTGCCACCACGGTGTTTCCCGACTTATCCGCACAACAAGTGTCTCTTATTGTGGCTAATCAGCAGATTCCGCAAAAGATTTACAACGCATTGAAGAGGGGCGGGTCTTCACCGAGGCAAATTGCCAGCATGATTGCCATCATGGGCAATCCAGCGGAGCGGCGTAGGCTTCTGGATGATTACTTTAGAAGGCTCAGAAATGCCGCCTACACGTCCGTTCGTACGGGAATGGCCTCAATGGCTGGACAAGTCAATCGAGAGGTCTACGACTCAATTCCTGCGGATGTGATCGGGTTTCAGGTTCTAGGCATACTTGACAATCGCATCAGGCCTGCACACAGGGCGAGACATGGCACCATCTACTACAAAGTGCCCGGCGTGGACCGACCAGGGTTTGAGCAAATGCCAAACCCGCCACTCGAGGCCGATGGCAGCTATGCTTTCAATTGCCGATGTTCTTTAATTCCAGTCTTTAAAGGCGATGACACAAAAGCCAGGGATATCCGTGGAAGAATAATTCCAAACGCCAAAGTCTTTTCTGTGTGGTTCGATAGGCAGACAGAGGCGGCGAAAATTGCAATTGTTGGGAAAAAACGCTACATGGCAGCGGTAAGCCGCAAAGGTGGCGGATCGCCCAACTGGATTGAGTTCTTGGACAGCAAAACCGGAATACTCATGACAGATAAAGAAATAGAAAATGAGACAAGGACAAAAAGAAAAAATAGAATAGCAAGACTTTACTCAAAAATTTCTATGAACTCTTGACATGGGGTTACAAGTTGATAGCATCTCAGTATGAAGACCATTCTTCTTGAAGAAATCCGTGACTACACATCGCTCGGCAATCTGAAGGTTGACCGGGTAGGTGCTATTGTCCACAACGTCAAGATTATCGGTTTTCAGTCGGCCAACGACCGTGAGTACACGCCTGAAGCACTGCGACAGGCGATCCCGATGTACGAAGGGGTCAATGTTAACATTGATCACCCTGATGGCGGTCCAGATGAGCAGAGGTCAGCCTGGGATCGAATTGGCTTCCTGAAGAACGTCAAGTTCGTGGAAGGCAAAGGTCTTTACGGCGACTTGCATCTCCTACCCTCGCATCCATTCACCGAACGAATACTGGAAGCGGCGGAAAAGATGCCACAAATTTATGGTCTGTCGCACAACGCCAAAGGCGAAGGCTTTGAAGACAAGAAGACGAAGAAATTCGTTGTCAACAAGGTAGCCGAGGTGAGGCATGTCGATCTCGTCGCAGACCCGGCAACAACGCACTCGCTGGCAGAATCGAAAGAAGCAGAGGTGCCTGCCGAACAAGAAGCTGAAGAAGGAGCGTATACAAGAGTGGGCTATAAGAGCCGGAAACGTGGCGTAGGTGCCAAGCGTGGGTATACGAAAACAAAATCAAAGCTTTATGTGAGCCATGAGTCGCAAGAATCAGACGGCGAGAAGAGCAAGTCAAGCGATGGAGAATATGACAAGCTCCATGCTAGAATCATTGATGTGCTGAAGCATGATGGCGTACCCGATCATCAAAAAGCAGATCAGATAGTAAGTTTGGTCACTAATAAGTCATCCAAGAAAGAAGAGGGACGTGACATGGCTAAGGACGAAACAAAGATAAGCAAGGATGATGACACCGAGGAAGCTGTCTCTAGAGACGATGACAAAGATATTAGAACTGATGAGCCATCGGATTCTGACACCGAAGAGTCAGAAGGTTCAGAAGAATGCCCCAAGTGCGGACGCAAGATGGAATCTTGCTGTGGGGAAGAAAAAGACGAAGAAGACGCTGAAGAATCTGAAGACGGCAAAGCAGACGAGAAAGACGACGAAGAAGAACCCGTCTCAAAGAAGAAGATGGAAAAAAAGAAAATGAAAGAGAAGTACTCTTCTAAAGAGTCAAAGGATTCACGCAAAGCTATTGACGATGTCAAAGAACTTTGTGAATCACACAAGCTAACGGCAGACGATTCGTTGATCAAGGATCTTGCTGCTGTTCCAGTAAGCGTAGCTGAAGGCCTGATCAAGCGCCTGGCAAATGCTGAACGTCTTCTGAAGCCAAAGAGCGCCGTTAAGGCCAAGGAAGCACAGAAGTCTGAAATTGACATGCTTGAAGGCAAGCAGTTGTTTTCTTGGCTTAGAAACTAAGGAGTTTAACAATGAGCGCCAATTTCGGTGGATCTCGATTTGTACAACCGCCACTCACACGCACCGTGGTCTATAAGGCCAAGGGTGGAATTGTGATTAGCGTAGGCGACCTGATGTACTACGACTCTGGCGATGGCTATGCCAAGCCTTTGTCGGAAAAGGTCGCGTCGGGCACTGTGAATACCGATCAGGTGTTCGTGCATGATAACTTTATCGGTGTGGCTCAGTCTGGGCGCATCGTACAGCAGACCACAGATGGCACGGTGACGATTGCCACCGATTGCATTTATGAAGCAGCCTGTGAATCCCAGACGTGGGTTCCTGGCGCTCTGGTAACTGGTTTTTCTAGCGGCACTGCTGCTGCCGGAGCAATCCAAGACCAAAAAGTTGACGCAACCTCTTTGGCAGCAGAAGCCATTGGTGTTGTTGTCAAGCAATACACTGCCGCAACCACAACGGTTTGGGTTAGGCTTTACGGTAAAGCCGCTCGCCAGGTGTTCTAATTTAAGATCAACAAGGGGGAAAGTACCATGGGCATTGACGTAGTGAAGATGAAGTCTCTGTACGAATCACGCAAAAAGGACTCGGGTGGCCGACTGCGCTTCATTAACGAGTTGCGCCATGGTCTTGGCCTCTCGGACTCTAACGGGTCTGATTACAAGGACTTGGCTGGTAATAAGCAACTTCGTGAACGTGAAATGGTTGCTGAAAACTTCAGCTTGGCAGAATTGGCAGAGGCCTGCGTTGGCGGAAGCTGGCGCACTCTGTTCGATCCAGACAACCGAGAAATGGGACGTTATCTTCGTGCCAAGTCTTTGGTGGAATCTGGTTTCCCAAATGACAGCCGAGCCTTGCTGGAAAGTACTGGTATCGGTATCGATCCTTCGAGCTTTGCGGACATCAACGCATTCACAAGCGTTGTTGGCGGTCTGATCGAAGTTAAAATTCTGGAAGCTTTCCAGAACCCAGCTTTGATTGCTGACCAGATTTGCCCCGCTGAGGCCACTCGGCTCAACGGTCAGAAGGTCATCGGCGTTCAGTCGATTGGTGACCGTGGTCGTCAACGTAAGCCCGGCGAACCTCATGCGCGTGCCCAGTTCGGCGAGCGTTGGATTGAAACGCCTGAAACCCGTGAGAACGCTCTTGCTATCGACGTTCTCAAAGAAGCGGTGTTCTTCGACCTCACCGGGCAGATCCTTCAGCAGGCTGCTTCGGTTGGTCTTGAACTTTCTTACCGCAAAGAACTCGAAGTTATCGACACTATCATCGGTGTTAATAATAGCTTCAAGTACAACGGCACGGCGTACAACACCTACGTCACGTCGAAGACCTTGGGCTACACCAACAGCATCGTCAACCCTCTCTTGGACTGGACATCGATCCAGACGGACGTGTTGCAGTTCATGCGTCAGGAAGATCCACATACGGGCAAGCGATTGTTGCTCAATCCTAACACTGTGCTGGTAAACCCAGGCAGGTTGGCGACCATGAACCTGATTTTGGGTTCAACCGTTACTGATCGTCGTACTGCGCCATCGGGCAACCAGTCCACGGCGACCACGCTGAACATCTCCAGCACCCCTGGCAACCCTTACTCAGGCAACTTCAAGGTTCTCACCAGCCCGTTGTTTGAACAACGTGCCTTGGCTGCGGACGGCTTGAACCTGAACCAGGACAATGCCGATGGCCTGTGGTTCATGATGGAAGCTGGCAAGAGTTTCCGTTACATGCAGAACTACCCTCTGGCCGTGGTCCCAGCGACCTCGAATCAGTACGAAATGCTCGATAAGGGCATCATTGCGACCTACTTCGCTCACGAGCGTGGGATTCCTTCGGTGTGGTCACCTTGGCACACCCTCAAGAACACTGCGAGCTAATAATGAGTACGGTTCCTGTTAAGCAACTGGTTCTTAAAGGCTGGGAGGCTGCTTCAAACGGCCTCCCCCGCCTCTTGATCAAAGCCTATACCCGTGAAGAGGCCCGGTCTGAATACCGTAGCCGGGTTGGGTTACATGCCAGCAGGCCGGTTGATCTCAAGGAGATTACTGATGCCAACGGTAGTTCAAAACCTTGATGCGGCGATCCTGAACATATCAGGTCTGATTGCTCAAATCACGGTTGAGCCAAAGCCTAGTTACAATGTGGACGGTCAGTTGGTATCATGGGCTGAGTACCTTGATACCCTGACCACCAAGCTGGCCACTTTACAGAAAACACGCCAGATGGCTGGTGGACCGTACCAACGGGCAAGCCGATTTAGGAGTGTTTGATGTATAGTGTGGCAATCATAATTAGTGACGATGGAAACCACACTCTTATCCCTGCTGTTCCAGGCAGAAAGATTAGGGTGGTGAATTATTGCATAGTGGCCGCAGGTAGTTCCAACACATTTCAATTCTTTAGCAATCTAACCCCTTTGACTGGTGTTATGCACACGGTCAAAGGTGTTCCTGTCGTTGCCTGTGCTGGTCAACTATTCCCTTCTGGAGCGTTAATGCTGTTCCAAGGGGCGGTAGGTGAAAGCATAAAGCTGACAACCACTGAAAATAATAGCGTTGTTGGTGGCCATTTAACTTATATTTTGGCGGATTAACATGCCAAGAACAGCAATAATTGAAATAAAATATAAGTCTAAATCCATGCTTCCATGCCCTGAAAAGATGGTTGGCATGAGTGAAGAAGAAGCAGAAATGAGATCTGCACAGATTCTTCTGGAAATTGGAAGGAATCTTCGACAAGCACATAAACAAAAATTATCGACAAAATATCCTCCTGCCTCTAGGCCGGGAGAATACCCACGCAGAAGATCAGGGTCATTGCAGCGTGGCATTTATTGTGATCCTGAATCAGGTCAGCGAATTGCTAACTCACGCAGAAAAACCATTACAATTGGTTATGGGATAAAGGATCGTAAAGCATATAAAACACCTCATCTTTACGGGCCACATCTTGTAAATAATATGGCAAGAAAAGGCATAATAAACACGTTTTATGCCAATCGCACTGCGATATTGGCACCGGCAAGGCGTTGGAAACCAGTTGTAATGACTGTATTAAGAGGTGGATAATGAACGTAATTAAAGTCAATACAAGCACAATTGGCGACAATGTCGTCCTGCCTGGAATAGCTAACAGGAAGATTCGGGTTCTTGCTTACATGATCACCTCGGTGGCACAGAACTACGTTGTGTGGAAGTCTGGGTCCACAGCAATTAGTGGTAATGTTTACATGCCAGCCTATGGAAACATAGTGATCCATATGGGAGACTTGTGGCCTGCTGGTGGACTGCCAGTTCTGGAAACGGCCATTGGCGAAGACTTGGTCATTTCTTTGAATGCAGCTACTGCAATAGGTGGCCATTTGACTTATTATTACATTGGCGCTTGAATTATTTAAAAGGGAGTTTGAAATGAAATTTGCAGCAATTAATGCCAGTTCGAGTGGAATAAATACAATTGTTGCAGCAATATCAGATAAAAAAATTCGTGTGGTTTCTTATGTTATAATTGCTGCTGGAGCAGTAACGGCAGCATGGCAATCTGGATCAACTCCATTATCTGGACCAATGAGTCTTGCTGCTTCTGGCGGAGCATCTGCATCAATAGGTATACTTGCTCCTATAGGTACATATGGTTTATTTCAAACAAATGCAAATGAAGCATTAAATTTGAATCTTGGTGGCGCAGTTAATGTTTCTGGTCATTTGTGTTACATCTTAGTAGGCGTATAAAGGAGGTGGGATATGGCAGATATTCCAGCAACTGTACCAATAACAGTACCAGCTACACCGGAGCAAACATTCCCGCTATGGGTTGTCGAATCATTGGTTTTCAATGGTAACGGAATCGAACAGCCGCTGACAGCCGAGGCATGGTTTCGATCAGCACGCCGTGACGCAACAAGCCCTACCGGCTGGATTCTTGGAGATCAGCGGCGCAACTATTATATTGCGAATGTTTGGGCGCTTGCTGGTACTGATTCTGATGTAGCGTCAACTATGACAGATATCATTGCAACGCTTACCAGATTAGCTACAACCGCCGGTGTTTTATGAGTCTACCATTGTTGGGAGCCGGGCCTTCAGCGCCAGCATCATCAGGCCCAACCGATGGCCTGCTCTGGCAGGGTGCGTCAGACTTTTTGATATTCAACGGCTCGACAGATTACATTATCTGGCAGTGAGGTAGACAATGCCTAGCAAAAGAATTGACGAACTAGATGCAAGAACGGTAGCAGATACAGACCTGTTGCCTGTCACGCCGAGTGGTGGGCCTAGTGGTAAAGCCACTGTTGCTGCAATCGTCGCAGAAGGGCTGTCTCAGCCTAACAGCGCAAGTTCTGGGGCTGGGGCAAGTATCACTGTAAAAGCGGCTGATGGGGTAACAAGTGGGGCTGGTGGCTCGATAGTGCTGCAACCAGGGACACAGGCTACCACTGGTGGTGATGGCTATGTGTTAATTCAACATGCAACTACCAGTAAATACTACTGTTCAGTCAGGGCACCTAGTGCTGGTGTGGTTGAATTCGGGATACTACCTGATGGCGGTGATATTCAATGGAGGTTTCTGAACAGGTTAAGCAGTTCCAATATCTGTGTTATTTCAAAAGATGCTGGCGTATCTTGTAACAATTATTATGATTTGGCCTTCACAAGTTTTCGTCTTGGGACAACAGGTTTACGTTTTGGATCTAATCTTCCAATTTCATGGGCTGACAACGCCTCACAGTCCACAACTCAATACACAGGACTTGCACCAAAAACCAGAGGTGTTCTTGGAATAACAGATGGATCTACTGGTGGTGGGTCATTATCTTATGTTTCATCCACACCAGCAGCAATTACGACTAACCAAAATAACTATGTCCTGACAGGCTCCGCATTCCAGCGGCTGAATTGCACCACAGCATCGGACATCACCGGCATTGCCCCACCCACTGGCGGGGCACATGTCGATGGGCGCATGATCAGGCTCGTTAGTGTGGGCACGGCAACGGTAAGATTGATGCACGATGACACCGGCAGCACGGCAGCTAACAGAATGTTCCACCATAATTCTACTAATGTTAGCCTGGCCGTGAATAAGTGGGCCGATCTGGTGTACGACAGCACGGATAACGGATCAGGTGCTGCTGGGTGGCGTGTTGTGCATTATGCTTAATGAGGTGATGTGATAGCGGTGTAATGATTGCAAGTTACGAGACGTATACTCTTGCAGACATGCCCATACGTTTAGTAACAAGGGGCCAATAATGAACATCAGTAACGATTGGACTGTATTTGATAACACTGAAACAATTACGTTTACCAACATTGGTTCATCACCAATTACCATCCAGAGGGTTGTTCGGCGTTCATCCAGCATGGTTATTGCTGACGGTGGTGGTGGATTAGTTTATGGTGCTGATGCCACTTTTATCATATTTAAAGTGAACACACCCAACGCATTTGCTCCAAAAATAAACGCCAGGATCACAGACGTAAAAGGCAAAAGCTATCGTGTGGACAGCATCAACGATGGTGCCCTGAGAACTAGATGGTTAGTGAACTGCACCTCCGAAGCAGGTCAAGGCTTGGCACCACAAGGAAGTTAAAATGGCAACAATATTCTGGCAAATTCTTGACTCTGTGCGGGATCGCATATCAACTCTTCCCAGTGTTCCAAATGTGGTCATCAGGAAGCGACCTGTGTTCACGCAGGAGGACGCTGTCCCCTTGATCATCGTCTCACCCGGCGAGGAAGTGGTGGGTATGGAGGCGTTCCCAGTCACAGTCGAATACCTGTACCGGGTACAAGTATCTTTGATCCAGGCTGGCAATAGAATCTATGAAGGTGATGTTTCAAGCTTGCTTGATCTTCGCCAATCAATTAGAAATATTCTATATCAACCATTTCTGAATGGTGCTATAAATGTTTATGATTGTAGAATGGATATGTCACCAGCGTTTGAGGTTGTATCAGGTGAGGCCTCGAACTATGATGTTACTGGGATGGTCTTCACCTTCAACAGCATTGAATCGAGGATCAACTAATGGCTATCACGCACACGGTTGCTTACAACTTTTCCAAAGATGGTTCTGCTCTGACGAGCTTTACGTCTTCTGAGAGCCAAGATGGCGAAATCAATCTTGATGTGACCATCGCCGCAGGCGCATCTGCTTTCTCGGTGCTTTGCCCAATCACGCAAACTGCCGTAAAGAGCATCTTTATTAACTGCGATGCCGACATGACTGTTGTCACCAAGAACGGTGCCACAACGGTTAACACGTTCACATTCGTGGGAAATAAGCCGTTGATTTGGCAGGTTGGGTTCCCAACCACAATTCCATTCAGCGGAGATTTCACCACGCTTGCGGTGTCTTCTTCTACTGGTGGCAACATGAAGGTTTGCATTCTTGAGAACGTATAATGCCTGTTGATTCGTCATCAATTTTGTCCACTATTTCCTGGCAGCATTATCGCCAGAATAGTGGATTTTTGAATACGAATCAGGGTCCAGATTCACTTTCAGCGTCTGTGGAATCAGAGACTGCTGAAGACATTTATGCCGAGTCGAAGATACTTGGGCTGTCTTCGACTAGAAGTTATGACCTTACCGCATTAACTGATTTGCTGCTCCAGCCATTGGTATTCACGAATGTGCTGGCACTCATGGTCACTGTGTCCTCTGGATCGGTGACGTTGACTCCTGGTGGGTCAAATCCTGCCACATTGTTCATGGGTGGTACATCACCTGGGATTGTGATCCCAGAGGATGGGGTAGTGATCTGTTCGACGAATACTGTCGTCGATTCGACACATAAGAATTTGACGGTAGCCACTGGGGCATCGTCAGGAGCAACTTACCAAATTGCAATTCTAGGGGGTGCTTGACATGCCTTTTTACAGTGGAAAACAAGGATTTCTTACAGTCAACGGTACAAGCTATCCAATGGAAGAGTGGAGCTTAGACGTTGAAATCGAAGAAGTCGAAGTTACCAATTTCCAAAGTGGTGGCTTTAAGTCTTTGATCAATGGAATTGCTGGTGGCACCTTCTCTGCTACTGGACCGTATAACGGCACCCAGCCATTTGGCTTTACCGCTGCCAATATTATCACTCAGACTGGCGGATCGACAAGCAACGGTATTACAGGCACCTTTACCTTTGGTATTGCTCCTGGCCTTTCTGTGACTCACTTTGTGATTATCACAGCATCGTCGGTCAAGCAGAACGTGAAGGAAAAGGCTACCCTTGAGATTTCTGGATCACTAACAGGTAACGCTGTGGCGGTCTAATATGTACGCCGGTAAAACATCCGCAATCCTCTTCAACGCTCTGGTCATTCCTGCTGATAAGTGGGAAATCGACCTGAGCGTTGAATCGCTTGATTACATGACAATTAAAGTTTTGCGTGATGCTAATGTTAATGGATTGATGGCAAGCGCAGGTGCGTTGCCACTGATATGGTCGCAGCACGGTATTCCTTCGAGAAAGATATCCAGCAACATTCGTGACGTGAAAGGCAACGTGCATGGGTTCTACAAAACCCAAGCGGTCACGCCAACAGTTGGAAGCACGTTGTCATTGGTTCTAAGGTTGCAAAACCTAACATTCTTTTCTGTGTCTCAGGCATTGGTGACAAGCGTAAAACTAAGCGCAGAAGTCAAGGGTGCAGTAGAATTTGATATAGAGTGGGAATCGATTGGAGAAGTTGACTACAGGGGAGGTTTGTAATGAGTGGTGTTGCGTATACGACGAGTGATGCACTTGGTGGAAATTCCGCCAAGACAGAATGGGTTGATAACACTGGTAAGAAATATCAGGTCGAACTTCTTACACTTGCGAACCAATCAAAGTTCGAGCGATTCCTTGAAAAGGAAGCGGTCAAGACGATTCGTAACGTCAAGGATGAACTTGGCGAAGAAGAGTATTTGATGGCCTTAGATCGATGCCTGGAGTCGATTGCTGAAGGCAAGTACTCATTCGGCGGAGAAGACGCACAACGCAGCCTAGGCACCTTTAAAGGCATGTGTGCGATGATCTCGATTCTCTTCAATACGACCTCTGATGATGCCTTCCGCCTTGTTAAAGAAAGTCCTGAGATTCCCAAGGTCATCGAGAACATCGTAGTGAGGTCATTCCCAGCACAGGAAAAAAAGCCGGACGAAGTGACGAACTAGAAGAGCCAAACTGGCCGCAGATCGTTGCTGGACTGGTAGACGAACCTTACTGTCTGTCCATGGAGCAGGTTGCTAGCCTGACCATGCGGCAGATAGCATTGATTTACTACCGTGAAAGAGATAAAAAGGGAGTGCCGAAACCGATCCGAAGCGGTCGAAATAACAAGAAGAAGAGTCAAGAAAAGGTCCGAGAAGAGTTCTTTGCCATGGCCGCTGCCTTTGGATTGTCGGAATCAGAAATAGAACGGCAATGGGAGGAGTCCAAAAATGGCAAAGAATAGACCGAGAGTAGAAGACGAACCTGGCAATCCAGACGGATGCGTGATTGGCAAGAAAGAAGCCAAGACGCTTACGGCATCTGTTGAACTTCTATCCGATGCATTTCTGTCTGGCGCACAAACAATCCGTGCAAGTCTGACCCTTCTGTCTGACACTATCTTTGATATGGCATTGAAGATTGAAAAGGTTTCAAGCAGATTCAATCGTGTTCTTAAAAAGACACCGTCTACAAAAAAAGCAAAGCAAGAAGAAGCTGGATCATCTTCAGTGTTATTGCCGTCCAGAAATGAAGTTGAACAACTTGTTGGTTCTATTCAAATAGAACAGCCAAAAATAATAGAAGCAAATGCTTTTAAGTTAATCCGTCCTGCGATGACAAAACTTATTGATGCTACCGAATCAATAGGGAAAGTCATTGGTGGCGGAGGTGGAATAGAAACGCCAAATTACAGGCTACTAGATGCTTCGTCGAAGAAGGTTGTTAAGACCAATCCAAGAGTAGAAGTGCAAACAAATAGGAAGCTATTGACATTGGCTTCAATGGGTACACGCCCAGGCTCAATGTACACGCATGACATCCACTGCGAAAAAGTTCTGATTCAAATTGCTGCTCTTTTAACTCAGGCCGAGAAGACATCTAAACCAAAAGGATCAAAGCCAAAGTCCAAAGGAAGGAAAGAAAAGACGGACCTTGATCTTCAGATCGATGAATTGCGATCTAAGTTTCCACGTTTAACAAAACTGTTTATTGATGGTCCTGCAAAGCTTAAGGAAGAGTTTAAGTATTGGTCTGGGATAATGGCTACGGGTTGGGGATTTGCATCCAAAACAATAAAATCTGGTGCAAAGTACACATACAAGGCTTTGAAACCAAAAGAAAAAATTCCTCAAGTGCTTAGTGAGTTTGGCGATGGCATTGCCATGGCTAATAGGGTTCTAGAAGACTATTGGGACTTAAAAGTAGCTGATGAAGAAAAAAAACCACAACAATTCAAAGAAAAAAAGCAGAAGTTTTCTGTTGACGCTTTAGATGACGCATTGAATAAACTTGATGCTTTGAAAAAAAATCTGTCTGGACCAAGTATAGACGCAATAGAAGATGCGGCGGCATCTTTCTTGTCAATTACAGATACATTTGCAACTGCTTTCGATAATGAAAAGAAAACAAAAACTAAAAATCAAAATCAAAACAAAGGGAAAATTATTAAATCAGACCCTACTGATGGAGGGTATGATGTAATTGGAGAACCAAAATCTGAGTCATTTAAGTATCCAGAGTCTAAAAAGCCTTTAGAAGAAGCCATACCATTAACAGTTTTTAGTGAATTAGAGAAGGCTGTTAATGATGTAAAAGAAATGCTTGGTGACGCAGCCGCCACTATTGCAACCGTAGAACCAGAATTCAAAGGTATACGAGCCGCAACCCGTGAAGCAAGCATAATGCTTAATAAGCTTGCAGATGCGGGGAAGAAAGTAGAAAGCAACCCAAGAAAAGACAGGTTTGAAAAGCAATCTAAAAGAAAACGAATGCAATATCGTGCATCTGGTGGACCTGCTACGCCATCAAAAGATGATGCCAAAGGCACCGATACTGTTCCTGCCATGCTCACTCCAGGTGAATTCGTCGTCAATAAAGACGCAACGAAGAAGAACCGAGGGGTCTTGGAGCAGATCAACAATGGCGGAAAGACGCAGAAGAGGTCATCTGGTGGGCCGATAAATTATTTGGCAGGTGGTGGTGTGGCAGGTGGTGGTGGTGGTGGTGGCACTGCCCAGATGTCTGGTTTCATGCAAGCTCTTTCTGGTGCTGGTAAAGGTTTGGGAATGCTTGGTGCTGCTGGGCAAATGGCAGTTGGTGCTATTACAGGGACAGTTGGCGCATTTAGTCAAATCACTGCCTTCGCAGGCTCATTTGTTCAAGCGTTTAATCCTGCTCTGATGGAACAGATGAACCTTGTGTTCAAGGATCTTACCGCAGTAATCGGTATGGGCCTTGAACCTGTAATTGGCGCAGTGATTCCAATTGTAAGGGCATTTGCTGATAAACTTGTTCCTGTCATGCAAGCAATGATTCCTACAGTTCAATTATTTGCAGATTCAATGATCCAGCTTGCGGGGCCAATCATTGAGATTCTTATTCAGGCATTTGCCGCACTTGAGCCAATCATTGTGATGGCTGCTGGTATTGTTGAAATGTGGGCAGGGGTTCTTACTTGGGCCGTTCCTTTAATTGCTGCTGTAATTAAAGAAGTCGTTTACTGGTTCACTAAAATCGTGTCAACAGTCCAATATGTTGTTGGATCGTTAATGATAGCAATTGGCAAAGTTTTAGCCATGATTCCTGGCACCGGAAACGCTGGTAAGGATTTGCAAAAAGTTGGTGAAAACGCAATTGAAAGTTCTAAGAAGGCGAGTAAGGCAACTGACGATTACTATAATGGCACATCGAAGGTACAGAAGGCTATTCAAAAGCCTATGGTTAAAGGTGCCTCGGTTGGTGCCGCTGCTGGAAAGGCTAGTTTCAGTGGCATATCCGATCTTGGCCGCAATTTAATGCAATCGGCAATGTCATCATCTACCCAGGCATCTGCTATCAGAACGGCAGAAAATACTCAGAAAACTGTGGAAGTCTTGACAAAAATGGATGAAAGAATGAGTAGAGTTCCAATGCCTGATCCAGCAGCGCCTGCAAGAGCAGTGAGGAGAGTCTAATGCCAACAAACGCAACAACTAGACGACTTGCAGAGGCAATGGCGAAAGAATCGCCGTCAAAAGCAGCATTCCAAACGGATGGTGGCAGCGCATCTATGGACTTTGTTTTGAACCTTGATGAAATGCAGGGCATAGTTCCAGACATTTTAGGCTCAGTAAAAAAGTCTGGTGATGGTGGTCTTGAGCGTAAACTTCCAGCAGCGCACCCATATTACGATTGGCTATACGCTTCAAAGATAACATCTATCCAAGGGATTGCTCCTAACGGAAGATTGGTGGCATCTGGCGCAGGAATACAGAGGCAGCATCAGACATTTATTCGCGACGCGATAACATATGAAAAGTATCGCATTTCAATCGATTTTGAAACACGGCCATATTTAGTTGCAATGGACTCCACGATAAAAGCGCAGCATGAAGAGAAGGATTGGTATTATGATGTAGATAATAATTCTGTTAAATTTAGAGATTGCAAAGAATATTTACGCTTCCTTGACATTGACTGTGAGCAGAACGCAGAGTTTTTATCTTCTCCACAAGGTCAGTTCAAGTTTATTCGCACAGATGGTCAGGCACCAAACTTAACGTCTATCAGCAATCAAAACGGTGGTGGTGTTAATATTATCATCGCAAAGCGTAAGTTAAAATTCACTTGGTTCTTTGTCCCATACCAAGTGGTGTTTCAAGATCAGATTTCTTATGGTCTTGGAAAGGTTAATCAGTACACGTTCTACGGTTTCCCTCCTGGCTCGCTTCTGCTCGAAGGTGTTGAGATCAAGAAATACCCGCCACCATTTCAAGAATTTTTGGCTGATCCATTGACACAAGGTCCAGTCGCATCAAAAGTTTGCGATGTGACATTTGTTGTTTCTTGTTTAGCTCAAAGCGCAAATGACCTTGGTGGCGGAAGACCAGCCATTGCTCCTGCTGGACAGTATAAAGTTGCATATGGACACAATCTTGTGCCATGGCCAGGCGATCTGAAATTCTATTACACTGAGACACAGCCGCCTCTCGGCGTAGGATTAACATCAAGGCCGATCTATGGTAGCTACCCGTTTGAAAGGCTTTTCCTGGTGAACTAATGACGCAACAGGCAGCAATAAAACGTGGTAATCAGACCTTCGTGGAAAGCGAATGGTTTGTGGCTCGTATCACGTCTGTTGGCGCAGCACCAATCGGTACTGGAACTACCACCGGGATACCGCATGGTTGGAAGGAACAGAAGGTCAGTGCCAATGGCTATTCTTACGAGGATGTGCCTGAAAATGCACGGCCAGACAATGGGACGGCAGTATATAACGGTTCACCAGCATTCCCTATTGGTGGTGGCAAAGCTGTCGTCAACGACATTGTTTTAATGCGAGCTAGGGGTGTTAGTGACCAAGGCTATCCAATCATGGAATTTATGGCTAAGGGTGGTGGTTCTGGTTCTGGTTCATCTCCGTCATCAGTTCAATGTATTGGTAATGTTTTATATGTGACATACGAGTAACGAATAATGCCAACAACAAACACTTATAATTGCGCTGTCAATCAATCTTCTGAAATAGCTTACGAAAGGCCTTATGCATGTTGTGGTTGGACTAGATACCCAAGATCATTCAGTGGCAAATACATTTGCGTTTCAAAACCTGGGTTTCCTCCAACGCCTGGATGCGAAGGCATTGAAGTTCCAATAACGCTTACTCCAACAAGTTATTGCGGTGATTTGCTTGTATATTTTAGCGTTGGTGCGCCTGTGTATTTGGTACTTGGATTGCCAAATCTTTGCTCTGAACCAACAGGATACGTCTCATCAACATTTCCAGGCGCAATAGATTTTTTCCTCTATGCAGGCCCGACTTCAGACGTAATGACGTATTCATGTTCTTACATCAATGGAAATTATTTATTCAACGCTGAGGCTACATTTGGCCTTGTCTCTGGGCCATATATCAGAACGGTAACTATTGATCAGGTGACACCTTGACCAGAGCAAATGTTCTTCCTGGTGAATGTATCGCTCAAGTCAAGAGCGGTAGCTTGTTTCCAACCATATCGTGCCATGTGTTATGGTATTCGATTGAAGGTTATGCGCCAGATCAAGCGTTGATGTGCAACAATCTGCCTTGTGGCAAGCCTACAATTAAAGGAAAAGTAGATTCTCCACAAGCTCAGGCATACAACGGACTTGGCCCCGATCAATACGCAACCCCATATGGTTCTTATGTTGGTGGTGAAGATGGTGCAGAATTGCCAGACAATGGCTGGAGATTCGATCTATCACAATTAGAGACATGGGAACCAATTCTTGGCAATTTTGGAACAACATACGTTGGTCCAAGACTGACTCTTCCAAATATTTATCTTAGGCTAAAAGAAAGAAATCAAAAAATCGAGCCTTTTGAAAATCTAGAAAATGTGTTCTGGACAGGACCAGACTACAACGTCTACGACAATGACTGGCTTGGAAACTTAATGCCAGGTGGCTGGTGTTATACAAACCACGACATACCTGAACCAATGAAGGCGCAGGTCTATTACGAAGACGGGCACAAGGCAGGCGATCCAGACATACAAATAGACAGGGATCATCAAAGCATTCATGAGAACTGGATGCCATTTTGTGACCCGTTAAGAGTTTACAACACGTCTGGAAATCAAATCGGCACCTTTGATGGAATAGCGTTTATTGTATTTTTCAACGCTGCCGGGGTGAAAGACCCTGTGAATCCACCAGACGATTTTACAGTCGAAGCCACTGGAGTAAACTGGCCCAAGTTGAATCCAACAAGGCAAATATTGAACCTTGAGGTGTGGTTTTATTTGACTGGAAACGGTGTGAAATCCCCAAGAATAGCAACTGCAAGGTATTGGTCTTACACAAGGGGACTTTCCTATTTAGATGGTGGCGACATATTTGCCAAAAACAATCCATTCAATCCATATTTGTTTTTCAACGCTGGAAGCGTTACAGAAGAAATACAGATGCAAATTAGATTTGCTCTCAAAACTGATCCAATCACCAACCCTACAGCTTTGTCTCACAAAAAATCAAAAGTAGTAATGTCAAACCTGCATTTCTTTATAGGTGCGTAATGCCAGATTTTACCATAACCGTATCGCCGCTCGAAGCTTCCGCTCATGGAGAGCATATAATCGCAGTGGCAAGGAACGTATGTGCGTCAACTCCAGGCTATGCTGTACCAGTAAAATTTGAGTGTGCCTTGGCATGTACTGCTATTGGATGGCCAATGCAGTACGGAACGATTATGCTGGAGTTTTTCAGAGTAGATCCAGACTGTCCAGAAGAGGGACTGCTGTATTCAAGATATTTGACCAACATGTTTTCATTTCCGCTCGGTTGCATTCCAGGCGATCCATCACCAGAAGGGACTTGGCAAGGGCAGGTAGTGATACCTGTTGCTGTCATTGCAGGCCCACCACCAAAGGGCATTTCCTTCCGAATTAGTGCAACCATGACTGTGGAAGATGATGCTTCTGTCAACGTACTTGTGAAGGTGGAAAGGCTAGTTCCAGCAAGCGAAATTGTTCCACCTCCGGCCAATGGACTTGGGACGTATATAGAGCTTGGGAGCTTCTCAAAGAATTTGACGAGAACCTTATCTGTTGGCAATTCACTAAGAAATCAGCCATGGAATATGGAGCATGAAGGCCTTATTCCTTTCGCTCCTCTGCAACCTTTTGACGCACAATCAGTACGGGTTAAAATCAATTTAAACCCATTCAAGGTGGGGTGTGATGGGACAGCCAATAATGGTGCAGTTGCTGATTGCTCGTTAGACACTGGGAGCAGGACGTATGCTTGTTTTTCAGCAATAATTAAGCCAACAGTGCCTGGAACTTTTAGGCCTCGATGGGTTCAACTTGGCGTTAACGCATCTTGGAATGAAACAGATTATGGTTGCTTCTATGGCAACAATGCTGGACCAGATGCTATCCCTCCAATTGCTCAGAAAATCTCTCCAAACATTGTTTCCAACCCATTACCATATGAGATTCTTAATGTTGGGTGCCCTGGAGAGAACACGAAGACTGGGGATGTTCAGTCGATTCAGTACTCAGGGGAACGGTCGATATCAATCATCCCTTATAGCGAACCGTACCACGACATTGTCATAAAAAGCGTGAACAAAGGAAGCCCATGCATTGCTATGCGTGTCCATGGTGCTGGCAATCCATGGACGCTAGGCAACTACTCAATAGACACAAGAGTTTTAACCGAGACTGGTCATTGGGTTGCCACTGCCACCTTCCCTGGGCTAGCCGGGTCGCCAATAGCAATTGTTTATGGGCTAGAGTTTCCTTCTGGTGCTGTTGCAGCCTGCGTGGATTCGCTCAAGTCATCGCAGCCAATGCAGTCGCTGCCGCAGATCGCAGAAGACCATCCAGTTCGTGCAATAGTGGCAAAAATGAAGGCCGTTAAAACGTCACCTTGCATCCATCTTGGACAGCAGCTTGAGACTACACCGTCCTGTGGTTGTTCAGGTGGCAACCTTTACGAGTGCGCCAAACATGGCAAATGTCGTGTACAAGGAAACACTATCGAGATGAACTGCTGGCGTTGCCCAGACTATATTGACCGAACTGAAAATAACGGTATGATTGATGTAAACAATGGGGGATAGCCATGGATATATTCGAGTTCATGAAGACCCATGGCTTACCTTGGGCAGGCATGGCAATTGCAGCCTACGCCTTCTGGGTGCAAGTGGTTATCCCAGGTCGAGATAGGCACTTCCAATTTCTCGACAAGATTGAATCAGCTATGGTAGAGATGGCGAAAACGCAAACTGCTATAATGAGAGAAGTTGCTGAACTTGTTCAACGTGTAGAAGGAGATAGCAAGAATGGCAAGTCTAATTTATAACTCGGCAATTTTTGACGCATCAACAGGTGCAATCGACTTTGACACAGACACATTTAAGATGATGCTTGTGACAAGTTCGTACACTGCTGCAAAGACGCATACAAAGCGCAACGCAGTGACGAATGAAGTCAGTGGTACTGGTTATACTGCTGGTGGCAATGCTGCTGCTGCGACTGTAACCAAGGATGACACAAATAGTCGTGTGGACATCACCTTTGCAATCACCTCATGGACTACAGCAACAATTACTGCGAGAGCAGGCGTGATTTATAAGAGCCGAGGTGGCGCATCGTCTGCTGATGAACTTGTTGGCTATGTCGATTTTGGCTCTGACATTTCCAGCACTGCTGGAACATTTTCGGTGACAATCACAAGTCCTCTCAGGTTCCAAAACTAATGTCTACCTGTGTAATAGTAGCTGGGACGTATCGATCTGGTACGTCATTGTTGGCACGGTTCTTACATGAATCCGGCGCAGACATGAACCCTGTGTCGGTAGAGTCCGATTGGCCTGGGTGGCATCCTAGTGGCAGCTACAAAGATAAGATTCTTGACGTAGAAGGGTTTGCCGGGTGGGAAGCATATTTTTCGGCCCGTCCTATGCCAGATGTATGGGGCATTAAGAGTCACAGGCTTCTATTCACGCCTGGCATGATGGAATCATTCATTCAAGCATGTCCAGCTAATCGTAAAGTATTAGTGTGGACCAGCCGAGATATTGAAACCGCAGTGGCATCATATTCGTTTTTGCGACACGATCTTTCTATTGAAGAAGCACGGGAAATAATCGCCAGCCAAGTGGCTAGCTTGGATAGCCTGTTTCAGGCTTGGCCCGAAGCCGATAGGATGCAGGTGGCGTTTCCCGAAACGACAATTGACCCAGCGGGACAATTGCAAGCGGTTACAGATTTAATCGGCTTGCCATTTGATGAGCAGGCCTTGGCCCATATTCGAGCCGATATACCGAAGTGGGGCTAATACATGGCATTAATTCATTATTACAAATTTAATGGCAACCTTTACGACAGCATTGGCACGTTTGATTTATTGAAAGAATTCGGAACGCCTTTATACACTACCGGAAAACTGGGAGGATCAACCGGAGCAGTTACTTCGGTGACAGGTTCAAGTTCACCCTATTATATATTTGGGTGCAGTGGTAGCGGCGGAGCAGCCTCCGGCTTCATGGCGGCGGACACAACAGAAGCGGCCAACGGCGTTTTGTCGTGGTCAATCACAGGGTGGGTATATTTAACCAGTTTAAGCACTCAACTAATTCAGCTTCTCACCGGCACAGCAGGACAATCGACAGCAATTTTAGGGTATGACCACAAGGGCGGATTGCTCACGTTTAACGGCACCTCGGCGGCGTGCTCTTCCGGGGCGTGGGTATTCTTCGCAATTCGCGTAACAGGCGGTGCCAGCTATCTGAGCGTGAACGGTGGCGCTGAGTCCATGACTACATGGACTACTAACATGATGGCCGGAGGGAAATCATTATTTAACGGAATCAGGATCGGCTCACCATTATCATATCTTTCGTTCTACGCCTATCTTGACGATGTGCGTGTATTCAATCATTCGCTTTCATCGGGGGAAATAGCGGGAATATATAACGGTGGAAGCCCGGCGGAAGCAACGGCAAGAAGTTCAAACGCATTAACACCATATCGTCATTACAAATTCAATTCTTCTTTGGCAGATAGTTCAAGTAATAGTCCTTCTTTAAGCGCAGTAGTTAGTGGTTTATATGCAACATCAGGATATACTACAGGATTGGCAGCAAATACAAATCAATCAATTGAAGTCAGCACTCCAGGAGGTGGCAATCCCACAGGCGTTTATGTTGCAAATTCAGCATGGTACAAATCAACAGGAAGGAATTCAACCGATTCAATTGCTTATATGTGGTGGTCTTCAAATCCTTCTTTTGGATCTCCAAACATATATGATAGAGTAATTGCTTACCCTTTTATGTCTTTATATTCTGGCACTTTGACAGTTTATCATTCATCTGGATCTACAAACATAACGCAGCCAACACCATTGTGCTTGCACAAAGCGGTTATATTTGATGGAATTAGCAAGCGTTTTACTTATTATGAAAATTCAAATTTAGCTGGAGAATGTACCGGCGAATTAGATTTGACAACATATTATCCCGAAGGTTTCTACGCTTGGATATCGTCAACAGGAAGCACAAGAACTTTTCGTCTTGATGACATGCGATTTTATGGCAATCAAATTAGTGGAATTGAAGTTTTAGATATTTACAACGGTGGCGCAGGCACCGAATTAAGCCCAGCCAATGGCACAGCAACGGGTGCAGGCGCAACTATCATAATGTCAGCCCCAGCCGGGGCGGCAGTCGTCCTAACCAACGGAAGCGCCATTGGTTCAGGTGCAACTGTAAATGTGTCTTCTATAGCTGGCATTGCTTTTATGTCAAGCAATGGTTCTTCTAGTGGATCGTTGCCAGCAGTAACGGTAACAACTTGGTCTGGAACTACATCATATGCTTATGCTTCAGGATTACTTGGGACAGTAACTGTAACTGCGATTTCAGGATTTTCGCCATTAGCATCTGGAGCCTTGGGAACAATATCAGTAACGTCTTTTTCAGGACAAGCTGCCGGTGGTGCCTTGTCATCAGGTGCGTTAGCAAGCGTTACCGTTTCATCATTCGCCGGGATAGCATTCCCAGAGTTTATCGGCACAGGTTCACTTGGGACTGTTTCTGTCACAGCAATTGAAGCAGTTGCTTCGATTTCAACATCAATCCAACTATCTTATTGTGCGTGTGATGCTGAAATTGGATGGAAGCAATCGCTGCCGATTACAGGGTTTGTTAGTGCAGTCCAGGGCGAGGATGCGATCTCAGCAAGGATCACACCTGTAGTATCAGGGACAGACGCAAACATTGTTTTCTTCGAGCAGCGAACTTTAACTGCATCTTCTTCGTACACCTATGACCTTCGTTCTCTCACTGACTTCCTTGGACAGTCATTCTCATTGTCCAGAGCGTATGCAATAAGCGTGGTCATGACTTCTGGAAGTGCGACCATTTCCCCAGGTGCATCGAACCCATTGCAGTGGTTCTTCAACTCGACTACCGCCAACGTCACAATCACATCTGGCAACTCATTTATGTTTGCTCAGAAGGGATCTGCTATAGTAAGTAATAGTGCAAAGACAATTCTGGTGACAAATCCATCAGCGTTGTCCGCATGTGTGTACAAGATTGCGATTCTCGGAGGACGATGATGAACATGATTCTGATGCTGATTCTGGGCCAATCGCTTGAATTCCCACCAGAGTTTAAAGGCGAACCGGGTCAATTCATTGCAGTTAAGCCGACGAAAATGGAAGGGAAATCGGTCCAATACTACGCTATGGACCCAGGTTTGAATGTATTCCCCGCGTCGCTGCTATCCGATCCGACAGCAACAGTGGTGACATCTGTTACTCCAGGCACCTATCGACTCCTTGCATGGACAGCCTTGGGCGACAAACCAAGCCCCGCATCCCTGATCCGAGTAAACATCCAAGCACTTCCCCTCCCCAATCCACCGAAACCAAATGACTCGCTCCGAGAGGACATAGAGTCTATCTGGGGTTCGATGCTGGAATCGGATAAGGAGGCCACCAGATCGGCCATGGTGAGCGTTTACAAGCGATGCGCCCAGACAGCCAACCGACAATTAAAAACGATTGGTGACCTATTTGAGGTGCTTGCAGGGGAAACGTCTGGTCTTCCCAAAGATCGACTCATGCCGATCAGAAGACGCATTGCATCGGAAGTTGAAAAGATTGCTGGTAATGATGAGAATGCAGTCTATTCAGAAGGTCAACGAATGGCTTTGGTGTCGATGTTTACCCACGCTGCATCCATATTGGAGACATTGAAATGAGTGAAGAATTTCAATTTGGTTGGGTAGACGATCCAGCAGAAGTAGAAGCTGTTGTTTCTGAACTGGAATTTTCCCGGTTTGCTGAAACACCAGCAGGTCAGGAATCAGTCGCCGATATTCCTGAGACTGTCCATGGGTGGAAGGTCTACGAGAAAATCACAGGTAAAACTTGGCCCATTTTTAATCAAGGTCCAGTTGGTTCTTGTGTGAGTTTTGGCACCACCAATGCGATGTTGTATACCGCAGCATGTGAGATTGCTTCAGGCGAGAGAGAAGAAATCCGAATCCCTTGCATGGAAGCAATCTACGGTGGCAGTCGTGTAGAGATCGGTGGCGGGAAATTGCGTGGCGATGGTTCCCTTGGTGCTTGGGCTGCTAAATGGTTGAAGCAGTATGGCATCGTGGCTCAAGGCGTGTACGGCCAGTACGACCTGCGAGAGTATTCAGTCCAGAGATGCCGGGAATGGGGCAAGAGCGGACTTCCTGACGATCTTGAACCAGAAGCCAAATCGCACGGGATCACTGATTTTACGCCTGTTCTGACGTTTGAAAATGCCTGCAAGGCGATTGCCAATGGCTATGGCATCAACGTCTGTTCTAACCAAGGCTTCGACCTGAAAAGAGACGAAGATGGCTTTAGCAAGGCCAGTGGTTCATGGGGCCATTCGATGGCGTTCATCGGTTATTCCCGTGGCAAGCGACCTGGGTTATTTGTTGTGAACTCATGGGGTGCGAATTCGACCACAGGTCCAACACCAGACGACTGTCCGAAGTCGGGGTGGTGGGTTGATGCAAGCGTGGCAGATAGAATGCTTCGAGGTGGAGACTCATTCTGCTACTCAGGCTTCCGGGGTTTCCCGGTTCGACGGATCGATTGGTCCGTTCTATAGGAGGTGGATGATGCCGATTGGTGATAATGACCCGATGGAATTGCCGAAGGATCTTCCTACGCATTCCATTTCAATTCTCTACTCATTTGCCCGTGGCAAAGAGGGATGGTCTGAAGAAACATTCCGTTCCATCCTGACCATTATTGGTTACGTTGGTGGTATCCCATTCGCAAATCGACTTGTCGGATCAAATGAAATTGATTCAGACACACAGCAGATGTTAATTCGGGCGCACAAAGCTCTTTCTGGATCGGTTGGCGATGGCCAATTAGACAAAGAGGCGATGAATGTGCTGGGCATGATTCTTGATCGACAGGACAAAAATGTCGCACAAGGTCTTATTCCATGGGAAATCGTCCTTGCTTGGGCGCTCCACAAGTTGATGGATCACCTTCTAAATAAGGTATCCTAAACCCCATCGGGAGAGACTTAATGGAATGGCATATCAAACGTACTGACCCACATGCCCATCACCTGTCTCTCCCGATTTCTCACGCTAATCCAACACGCAAGCTACTGTTGATTTCAGATTTGCACTGGGACTCAATGCAGTGTGATCGAGAATTGCTAAAGCGGGATCTTGACAAGGCTGTCCAAGATGATGCGCTGATTTTTATCTTTGGCGACTTATTCGACGCGATGCAGGGTAAATGGGACAAGAGAGCCTCGGTCGAATCCTTCCGGCCAGAACACAGGACAGGCCAATATTTGGATAGCTTGGTTGATACCGCTGCCGAATGGTTCTTGCCATACAAGGACAACCTTGCCCTGATTTCACCTGGCAATCACGAAACGTCTATTCAGAAGCACCACGAAACTAATCTCACCGAGCGTTTAGTTGCGATCCTGCGACATGAGAAGTCCAGGGTTGAACTAGGCACTTACTGGGGTTATGTGATGTGCGTCATGAATATGGACGTAGATCGCAAGAAAACCGCTGCCTCGGTCATCCATTATCATCACGGTTATGGTGGTGGTGGAGAGGTCACCAGGGGTGGTATCGATCACTCCCGCACCAGAGGACAGTATGACGCAGATGTGTTTGTCTCAGGTCATATTCATCGCAGAAATATGGACGAGAACATTATCACTCGGTTGACCAAGAATGGGAATGTGCGACAGCAGCGACAACTATTCCTACGTTGCTCTGCTTACAAAAATGAAATTGGCGGATGGCACGCAGAAAAGGGACGAGCCGCTCGTCCCCTTGGCGGTTGGTGGTTAACGCTTACTGGCGAGCGTTATGGCGACAAAGACATATTCGGCATCACTCTGAATGCAACGGTAACGTAAAGCAGCATTCGCAAAAACTCTTATGGTCCTTGATAATTGCTGTGGTTCTTACGCTGCTGTAGGGGCCAATCATATCTTTGTATTGTGTGGTCAAAACACCACACATGGCGCAATTAGCAACAATCAAATCGCTGCTAATAACATACTTCTTTCCATTCCTATCCCAGGTCCATTCAGTACCCATTATCGTGCCTTTCGCAATAAAACAGCGGTAATATCGTAAACCTTTTCACCGTACTCTGCATCCATCTCACGCAACTCCTTTACCGCATTAAGGAGCAGTTCTTTGAGTGCCTCGCATCGAGCGCATTTACTCACTGTCTTCCGTGGTGTTCTCGTCTTCGGAGTCGTCGTCGTCGTCTTCGTCGCTTTCATCTTCCAAAGCCTCCATAATGGAGAGAAGAACCCTGATCTTCTTGGATGCGGATTTCACATCCTTGATGCCATTTTCCCAGCTAGACTTGGGTCGGATTAGGTTGTTTGCCGCTCGCATCGCAATCATAGCCATCGCAAATCGCAGGCGAAGTCCAAACAAATCGCCCACAATTCTTTCTATGTTCATGACAGAGAAGGGTTCGCCTTCATCGGCCTGGTCGATGAAATCAAATGTCTCACGGGTATTCACATCAGTCGCAGTCAAATCGTCAATTAATTTGCCGAATTTATCGACGAATGCGCTGTTGCTTTCATCAGCGTCTTCTTTGCTGTCATCCATTTGGTGGCCCCGCCAAGTATGCTTCCCCATGGAGAGTATATCGTTTCACGCTGCTCCCGTTGATCAAATCTTTTGCTGCCTGTTCTGTGCAGCCATGTCTGGTTAGCGATGCAATCACATCCACCTCTCGGCGGAAAAACCCCGTGGTGAGGAACGTCAGCAGTCCAGCGAGAAAGGGGTTACCTGCGGGTGCTGCTGTTGCTGCAACCAATGGCCGATAGTGTGCGCCGGAATCATGCATCGTCGAAATCAATTGCGGCGGTAGTTTTGAATTCGATTTCTCGACAAATATAAGCCTTTCATCTGGTGCTAAATCTGGGTTGGTTGCAGGACCAACAATGCGGATTAGTTGACGAACCTGGCCGACGATGCGCCGCCCCAATGCTTGCCCTTCTTTGGACAGGTGAGTGATTAGCACGATCACACAATTGCGCTCTGAGGCGATCCGCATTAACGGCACAAAGAATTTAATTGCGTCTTCGGGCTTCATGGTGCCGTGGCTGGTGGCATTCATCGCACTATCGACAAACACCATGTCGATACCATTGCGCTCGATTCTTGCGGATAGTTCAGCGAACTGTGCTGCGGTATCAAGGATAGTGCCCTGTGTAGGGTCATCATTCCAGGCATTGAGAATGATGTTCTCGGGTGGAATTCCAAAAGCCATGGGTATCTCAGCAATCTCACCCCATTGGCCATCACAGGGCATCCACAGGATTTTCCCGCCCGGCGGCAGGGTTGCCGGTGATCCATCCGGCCACACATCTCCATTGATCACCCTACGAATCAAATCGGCCACAAACCTCGTCTTCCCAACTCCAGGTTCAGCAGCAATTGAAACCAGGGCACCACGCTGCATCCATCCCGGCCAGATCCATTGCAATGTCTTCCCCAACCTGATTAGGTCAGCAGCACTTGCGTCAGATCGATTTTGAGGGGCTGAAATTGGCTCAGGAAGACGTTTGGCGACAGAAGTGACACTCTTGGCCAATAGATGACCTAAGCGGCTAGGATCGGCCTTTTTGATGGCTTCCCTAACCTTGTGATCAATCTCTCCGTCTGACCATGGTGGAAGGCAGGATTGATTCCATTCATGCAACAACGCCGTTGCTTCACCCGCATCAAGTCCAAACCCTTCCACGCACAACATTGCGGCTCGATAAGTGCGACTGTGTCCACCTTCTCCAGATACCGCCCCAGGCACTTTGCTCAAGTATGCCCTTGCTGCTTCTACAGGGGATCTGTTTGCACCGGGAGACTTTGTTGCTGACCAAGCCTCCATCATTCTCCGCATGGACTGCACGTTACCGGGGCGAGATGCGAGAATCTCACTCAATGGTGGACGTGGTCTAATCTGTGTCGTTCGATGTGGACGTTCTGCGCTAGATTCACCCTTGCGTGATCGAGTGCCATACAGTCTGGTTAGCCGAGGAGCATCGTGTGTAATCGTGTCAATTTTGACTCCTGACAATGTCACATGCGTGGACAGCCCCTCAAGAAAAGACTTGACCAAGACACTGCCAGATTCGTCATTTGGGAGGTCTATTGGTACAAGCAGGTGGCAACCATTACCAGAATCGCCTTCGACAACTCCACGAAAACCAAATGTTTGAAGATTGAGGGCAACGTCTGCTGCTAACTGGTGGGCACGGAATCGCTCTGAGTCTGTCGCCGAAGTATCCGGTTGTCGATCTGGATCGCAGTCAATTAAAATCCACTCTCGTCGAACGACATCAATCGCTTCCGCACTCACCACCCTAGTCAGAAATGGTGTTCGTCTACCCTGATTTCTGTTAATAAACTCAGGCGGCAATGGATTCATAATCCAGTAGATGCCACCATAAATCTCAGGGTGAGACTCTAGTCGTGAAACAGCAAGCTCAAGTTCTTGGTATTGGTCAGCACGGTAATACTGATTGCGAGTATATTTCTCGCCATCCCTAACGAAAAAAGCCCGAACCTCTGTTACCTGAGATTCAGGCAGGATGTCCACCATCCATGACAATGAATTCATACGTCACCTTTATCCAATATCAGAATCAGCATCCGCATCCATGGCATCGTACGAGTAGTCATCCGTTGGATGCGCCACTTGTCTATTTTTGTTTTCTCGCTCTGTCGAAACAATCCGCATCTCATGGAATCGTTTCATATTCTCGGCGACAAGCCAGTCATTGATCACGGACGCGGCAACATAGACAACGCGCCCGATCATGACTGTCGGAATTCTTCCCTCACCAATCCACTTCTTCAGATGATTGGCAGTAAGGAACGAGAGCATTTTGCAAAAGGCAGGTCGAATCAACGACTCACCATCGGCAGCACGTTGTAACGTGAGGCGAACCCAATGCTCTCGTTCCTCAGAATCCATAATCTATCAACCGAATGGGTTATCGTCGGGTTCAGCAGCGTCACCAAGTTCGACAGGTCTCGCACGGAGACTGATGAAATTGATGTTGTGGTAGACCTTGCCGTCCTTGGCCGTGCTGCTGCGTTTGCGGACTGTGGCGTGAACACCCTTGAGTGTCGGCCCCGATTCAGAAAAGCCTTGTGCAAGACCAATGTTCTTGGTTTTCCACTCATCGACCTGAACACCGAGAAGCTTAAGCTCGGCCCCAAGGATGTTGATACCAACCGAGTTGCGGAAGAATGTTGTCTTCTCCGTCAAGCAGCCGTGGTTCCCTGGACCATCGATGATCTTCATCGTGATCCGGTGGATCGGTTCGCCAGTCGATGTCAATTGCGTTAGCTCGCACTTGACGATTTCAACACCATACTCGCCATCAGCCATTCCGTCTGTGCGGACGAACTGAGTCGCCTCTGGTTTGAATTCAGCTTGGTACTGCTGAAGAATCTCGTCTGCCCATGCCCAATCATTGCTCATGTCTCAACCCTCCTGTCCACTACGGGACATCCACATTTGCTTAAGCCATTCACTGGTTTCAGGTCGCTTTGACTTTGCGCCCTCTGCCAGCACCAACCGATGTTTTGACCTAGTCAGAGCGACATAGGCCAGATTCATCTCTTGGACCGTTGACTCCTCGTTCTTGCCTTTGCGGCCGAGGATGTGCGGATGCAAAATGTACACACTATTTGCTTCCGAACCTTTGCTTCTGTGAATCGATGAAAGAATGACTTTTTTGCTCTCATCAATATCGTCTGCGAACATTCTATCGATGGCCGTCATTAATTCCCCAACATTTTCGTTGGAATTTGCAAGAATTCCAATGCAGTTACACTGATCTGTGTGTGCCTGAATTGCCGAGTCAGAAGCATCACGTTCAATCAATTTGTCCATATTGACCTGTCGATAGTTCGCAATTTTGCGAATCAGATCTGGAATGCTGGTTGGGAACAGCTTCTTTATCAGACCTGTCAAACCGTCACCAATTGACCGTCCACGGATAGTGGCTGGTACATTGTTTGAGATTAACTGATAGGTCAGTGAAACCAGTGGCGCATTAGACCTACAGATCACTAGGTCACCCGGTAAAACCATTCTTGGTAATGCTGCCTCGACCGTCTCTTCGTACTCTCCACGGGGGGCATTAGGTCTGTTTTGAATGTCTGGAACCAAGTGCCTGGCCAAGTCTAGGTGGCTCGCCGGGCATCTCCAGCAGGTGGACAGTGGAAACTCAGTCGCATTGAGTTCTCGACGCAGGGTGTTGAACGACCTTGCGTCAGCACCAGCAAACAACATAATTGATTGGTGTGGATCGCCCACAAACATGATGCGTGGCGACAAACCCATAACAAGCTGCTGCTGGGCACGATTAAAGTCTTGTGCCTCATCTGCAATCAGAAAATCATATTGGTGCGCCACAAGGCCCAAATATGATGGAGCAGATACCATGTCCGTGTAATCCACGGTCTGCATCTGCTCAAGACCAATCTTGACGATGTTGCGAACCATCGAAAGCATCTCGTCAAAGCTGGACATGTGTGGTGGGAATTCCCACCCTTGCAGGTCGCAAGCCTTGATTATTTGCTTTCGCACAGGCGCTTCATCACCTTCAAAACTTGCAAGTTCATTGCGAAAAATATCGATGAGCTTGTTGATGCCGGAAAAACTTTTGTGCAGTTTATCCCGGTGATCGAAAGCCTGCGGGTAAAGTTCCTTCAGGATCTTGAAGTACTTCTTGCCATCGACCTCTCCAACGCCGGGGATTTTTGATCTAAGCGTTGAGAAACCTACACTGTGAAGCGTTGCTGCCCGTGCAGACAATCCAAGCCTGCTTTGTAGCTCTGCGGCAATGTGCTTATTGAAAGCAACAAAGCCTACATTTTTCTCATTACTGACACACTTAGCTGCTGCGACAGCCGTTGTGGTCTTGCCCGATCCAGCAAGGGCACGAACCGCAATATGCTTTCTCTTTGCCCTAACGTAATCGTAAATCGCCTGCTGTTGCTCTGTTGGAACACTCATTTCAATATCCTTCCTTATTAGATCTTGCCATCACGAATGTCCTGTAAATCAAAACCTTTGGCTTCTCGTGTGTAGCGTTCGTACTTGCCACTACCATCTTCGCTTAATTTTTGATAGGTGACCTGAATCTGTTCGCAGTTCCTACAACCCCAGGCACGTTCAAGGACACCTCTGATTGGAAAAATACCTTGGTTACTAGCGACATCGCATTTAACACAGCGTGGACCCCATGCCCAACGCTCTTCTGTTGTGATGTGCCGCTCTGTTTCACCAATACCACTCATGTCAAGCTCCTTCCTTGTTAAGCCACTCTAAAACCCTATTCGCCATCTCCGCATCCAAGTTCACCAAATCTGTCACACCGAATTCTTCACTGATTGCTTTAGCTACAGACTTGGGTGGTAATCCAGAAGCCTTGACCTTGCGAGCAAATGCATCACGCAGGTGATCACGCAGGTTTGGCTCAAGCTTCTGCTGCAATTCGGCATCAACTCCCTTGTTGAAATTTACAGCAACTGTCTTACCGGCAAGTTTGATTGCCAGAGCAGAGGTACTAGACTTGTCTGATGGCTCAGGCACTGCATTGGTTTTAAGCTGCGGAGTATCTTGCACTTCCGATTCATCAAGCCAGCCAAGGCCGCAAAGCGACAATGTGCATCGACGCTTGGCCTTGGTCATCGCCCTCATGCGAGCATTCGCCAGATCGATCCCTTTAAGGCCTGCAACGAACACATCCCCTCGATCAATGTCGCGCCTGCCGTCCTTGGCTTGCATCGTAACTATTACGGAAAATATGTCGTCTTTGAATTCCTCACGCATTTCAACTAGTGAAACTCCGTGGATGGAACGCAACTGGTCAGCACAGTTGCGCTGTGCGTACATTTTCTCTGAACCATCACGCTGCTTATAAAATCCGAATGGCTGCGTGTAAGGATTCAATCCCAGGCTTTCGCAAACCCTTTTGTAAAGCGCAACCTTATCGTCTGCACTCAAACGACCGTAATCGTTTTTCATCAGCGCATGTTCGACAGCTTCTCCCATGCCATACTGTCCAGACGTAACAAGACCTTTCTCATCTACCATATCCATACTCCTTTTTCTTAGATCAGATCAACTTTTCGGAACGAATGATACGAACACGTTTGGGTGCGAGCAGGCGTAGTGCTGCTCGCTCACCGGCTAGGTCATCGAGGGTAATTACGACCATCGCAGGTCGATCATCGCTCGGCCCAGGCACTTCGATTGACTGTCCAATGGAGAGGGTGAACTCAACATCACGCACACGAATAGTTGCTTCACGATCTGTGACCACAAGGGTTTCCAGAAGGATGTCTTGGCACCCTTCCCATCGCATGACGATGTTTTCGCCAACTTGCCGGATTAGAGACAGCCCACCATACCTGTTAAAAATCGTCATCATTTCCCTTCCTTCTTCTGTTTCTTCTTCAACATTCTAGCCCTGGAAACTAAAGCAGCTTCCAGTCTTTCGAGAGAAAATCCTATCCTGTTCCAGCCGATCACCTTAAAAATGTGGCTGATTTCTGGTGGTATATTCATTTCCTCGATGTGCGTCACGAATTCTGGGTTCGTGATATCCAGCAAGAATTCTACCGTTTTACTGGGACTTTGGCGCAGGTTTGTTTCGTCTGAAACGTATGACACTAGAAAAAAAGTTAGATCTTCCATTTCTATACCACGGCAGGACAGACCTGCAAGCAGCCTCATTACCCCTTGCATATCCCAGTTGCCTGCCGAAATAACCAACAAATTATATTCGCCGTTATTGATTTCCCCACCATCAAATGCACGTTTAAAACGTGACTCCAGTTCTTCTCTCAATGCTATCGACGAACCCATCCCGCCCTCGATGTATTCCTTGGCTAGATCGTTCGACATAGCGCACCTCCTTAGTATCATTATCCTATCGCACCAATCGCAACACAACCTCACCATGAGGCTTGTCGCCATCATATGATAGCCTGATCTCCGCTTCTGTCCTAGACCGAGGCGAAGGTGCTACGGCGCAACCGCAAATCAGGCTAGCAGCAGCAATCAAAACAATGCGGAAAATCTTCATCATTCCATCTCCTGTGGGATTATTCCCACAGGTTTTTTATCGACATTAGTCGTGAGTGTGGCTCAAAGTTTCTTGGAATGTCACACGACTTTCCAGGTCAGCAACCCGCACAACCAGTGCATTCAGAGCGACGATGAAACGCTGCTTTGCTGCACTAGGACCAGGTTTGCGACCACGCTTGTCGCCTCTGGGCCACAGCGCCACAGCTTCCGATTGAATCGGTGTAGATCTTGGGTCAGGCAACCTACCAAGTTTAATTTGGTAGATGACTGCGTTGCGCGTCTTGTTGAAATACCTCGCCATTTCATCAATCGTAGAAATCATCGTCATCATGAGTCCCCTTCGTGATCGCTTCAAAGAATCCAACTAATGCTCTGGCATCAGCAATCATTCTATGATTTTCTGGGTTACTGGCAACTAATTCGGAAAATAATTTTTTCGACAAACATCGTAATTTCCAGAGCATCGTTTTGCTCCAAAAGCATGGTGTGCCTGCGTCACCATGCTGCTCACGATAATAGTTCTTCACTCAGCACCACCATGTGGGTTATCTGGGATGGATACGCCACCATTCCCCATTCTGTGTTCCCGGCGGAATGATTTCGGAAAAACTTGACGTAACCTGAATGCTAGTTTTCTCAATAACACCCTTCTTCTATGGT